TGTTCAAGTGGCATGAGAAGTGCGTGCTGTATTCGCCGCACAAGTGGAGGATCAAAGATGGAAAAGGACACAAGAGCGCCAACCGATGCGCAGATTGATTTGATTTACTGGCTGATTCAGGAAACGAAAGTCGATCCGAAGTGGTTCTACGGGATCGAGCTATGTACCAGAAGAAAAGCGCAGGAAGTCATCGATACGCTGTCTGAAGGTGTGGACGTGAGTAAATGGGAGGGCTGACGATGGCGAAAGATGATACATACATAGCAAAAGACATGGTAAAAATGATTGCTATGAACGTCAATTATCTGTGTTCCATGATAAACCGTGGGGCGATTAGTCATTACAATATTGAACATTATAAGGAGCACCCGCGCAAGGAAGCGACACAAGGGGCTATCCATCATCAGATCGTCACGTTGCGTAATATGCTTTTGGAGTTAGACAGAGCAGTACAGGCGATTCACAACACATATTAGGAGGCGCAGAAATGATAATGGTTGACGCAGAAGAACAGGAGCGAATCATGCAGGAGCAGGACGAAATGCGAGCCGAAGTGGTTGGTGCAAAAAACGCAACAACCTATCCGCAGGACGAAGAGAAGAATGAGTACAGGTATATTTCTCCCGAGTGGCTCGATGCGGTAGCGCGTGGGCTGACTGCGGGAGCCGTGAAGCATCCGGGAGAGACGTGGCGGGAGATCCCATCGCGGGAGCATGCAGCTCGTGCGCTTCGGCATCTCAATTTGTTCCTGATGGGAGACGTGGGAGACGATCATCTGATCAATGCATCGATGCGCGCCATGATGGCGTTCGAGACGGCGATGGCGGAAGGACAGAAGAAGAAGTGGGAAGAGCTCATGAGAGATATGGAACGGGGGCGGCTGGCATGAGCAACATGAACAGATTCGTATTCTGGATAGGAGCAGGAGCTTGTTTGTTCGGGCTCTGCATGGCGATGCTCGGACACGATACGCCGACGCAGATCCGTGGGCTGGCCGAGATGATCATCGGGTTCAAGATGGTGGAAAGTATCTGATCGGAGGGATTCTATGTCGCAGAGGGAATCGAGGGACGGGAACGTCCGGAGGATCGAGTGGGCGATCCGGCACGAGAAGGAGATCATCGACGCCATCGCGGAGGAGAAGTTCGCTCCGAAACGCAGCGGCGGATCTACGCAGAGTCGGAGCTACGTCTCGGATCCGACAGCGTTCCAGGCAATCCGGCAGGCCGAGGAAGTTCGTCGTGTGGACGTGGCAGGGCGGCCGCTGGAATGGCCGGAGCGTTGGCTTTCCGTGGTAGACGCCGTTCGCCGGTGGTGCGATCGTGACACGGTACGGGCGGAGATCTTCCGGAGGCGGTATGCGGGCGAGTCATATATCAGCACGTGTCATGTGCTGCATATCGCAGAGCAGACGTATCACTTCGCGCTGAAAGAGATTCGCGGGTATGCCTTGCAGGCTGCGGCACAGGCCCAGGTTATAAAAGTTTTTTGACGGTTTTCTTATCCTTAGGATAACTTTAAAAAAAACCTGCTATACTGTGTATAGTGGGAATCGTGAATATCCCCCCTAATGTTTTATGCCGGGCTATCTCCTTCCCGGCAGCAGCTTCCGCAAGGGCCGTGCGTATGCGCGGTCCTTTTGCGTATGTGAAAGGTGGTGGTTGTCGTGAACAGGAAACAGGAAATATTTTGCGAGGAATTTGTAAAAAGCGGCAACGCCGCAGAAGCCTATAAGCTCGCTGGCTACAAGGCATCGAGCGCGAAGTCTGCCGCAAATTCTGCGTCTCGTTTGTTGGAGAATGTTGGTATTTGTAGCCGGATTGCAGAGCTTCGAGATAAGGCTACAGACGAGAAGATTCTCGACGCGAAGCAGCGGAGGATCCTTTTGTCTGAGATTGCAAAAAAATACACGGAAGACACGCAGGACAGGATCCGTGCTTTGGACGTCCTGAACAAGATGGACGGGATCTACGTGACGAAGACGCAGCTCTCCGGTGAGGGCGGCGGGCCGGTCATGTTCAGATGGGAGAATTCAAATGCCTGAGATCGTCATTCCGTACAAGCCGAGGAAGATCTGGAGAGAGGTCTTGCACCCGGCGCTGGAATCTCATCGCTTTAGTGTCTTGGTTTGTCATAGACGCTTTGGGAAAACGGTCGGCGTCATCAATCATGCGTTGAAGCAGGCCATACTCTGCCAACGTGAAGCTCCGCGCTATGCGTATGTGGCGCCGTACCGTAACCAAGCGAAAATGATCGCCTGGGAATATATCAAGTTCTACTCTTCCGTGATCCCGAACCGGAAGATCAACGAATCAGAGCTATATATCGAGCTTCCCACGCAGCATGCGAACAGATCCGGCGCTCGGATCTACGTTATCGGCGCGGATCATCCGGACGCGCTTCGCGGCGGCTATTGGGACGGAGTCATCTTAGACGAATATGCGCAGATCAAGAAGGAGCTCTGGGACGAAGTCCTCCGTCCGTCGCTGGCGGATCGTGAGGGATGGGTTTGCATGATCGGCACGCCGAAAGGCCAGAATCAGTTTTACGAGATGTATCAGCTCGCGCAGCGGGAGCCTGCATGGTATTCCTGCCTGTATCGTGTAGACGAGACGCATGTAATTCCGGAGGACGAGCTCGAGGACATGATGAAGGGCATGACGGACATGGCGATCCGGCAGGAGCTCTTCTGTGATTTCTCGGCATCGGCATCGGATATCGTGATCACGATCGACATGGTGACGGAGTCCTGCAAGCGGCAGATCCTCCCGAAAGAGGTCGAGGGAATGCCGACGGTGCTCGGCGTGGATGTGGCGCGCTTCGGCGATGACAGCACGGTCATCACGGCAAGGCAGGGCCTATGGTGTAAATGGCAACACGTGTTCAAAGGCTTGGATACGATGGAAGTCGCCGGCCATGTCATCGACGCGATCAATCAGGAGAAGGCCGAGGCGGTGTATATCGACGCGGGCGCGATGGGTGCCGGCGTCATCGACAGGCTCACGCATCTCGGGTATGACGTGACAGAGGTCGCTTTCGCGGCCGCTGCGTCAGATCAGAGATACGCAAATAAGCGCGCCGAGATGTATTTCGATCTCCGTACATGGATGATCGGCGGCGGGGCGATCCCGGATATCCCGGAGCTGAAGAGTGAGCTTTCCGTGGTGGAGTACAAGTACTTGCCGAGCGGAAAAATTCAATTGGAGCCGAAAGAGCGCGTCAAAGAGAAGATCGGCAAGTCGCCGGACTTGGCGGACAGCCTCGCGCTGACGTTCGCATATCCGGTAATGCCGCGTGACGTTACGCAGAATAAGAAACTCGCGCGTGTAAATACAAATTACAAACTATGGTGAAGGGAGCGATTGAATATGTGCAGTGGTGGCGGCGGTACTCGTACAGAGTATGTTACCCAGAAGGTTGATCCGACTCCGACGCCGGTCAGCGTTTCGGATGTAACGAATTCTGCATCGGCGGAGCGTTATGCTACGGAGCAGGAGCGCAGGCGGCGCGGGCAGAGATCGAATCGTCTGTCGAATGACAGGGCGTCGACGATCCTCGGAAGCATCGGAGACGCGGCGAACGCGATCCGGTCTACGCTCGGTTAAAGGGGTTTTGTTATGTTGAAACAGAGATCAAGGACGCCGCCCATCATCACGGCCAGTGACGGGGCAAAGATGTGCGGCATCACGAGGCGCGAGTGCAACGAGATCATCGGCACGCTGAAGCAGAAGCGGCTGCCGTTCCTGGAGCGGTGGCGTCAGATCCGCGACTATGAGCTTCCCTACACAGGAGAGCTGGACGAATACGAGGACGAGTACGAACAGGCCAGAAGGCATGACGAGCATATCTACAATGCCTGCGCCTGGTCATCGAATCAGATCTTCGCGTCCGGCATCATGTCAGGACTCACGCCGCAGAGCCGTCAGTGGTTCCGGCTCTCGTTCACGAATCGGGAGATCCAGGACATGAAGGGAGCCGGCGAGCTCCTGGATCAGCGCTTGGATATCCTGAACGACGTGCTGAATAAGAGTAACTTCTATAACTCGATCCACAGCTGTTATCTGGAGCTTGCCTTCGGGCAGGCGCCGCTCGGCGTGTTCGCTTCGGCGGAGACGGGTGTCCACTTCGTCCCGTTCACGGTCGGAACCTATTTCATCGACGTGGACGGCGACGGACAGGTCAACACGTTCGCGCGTGAATGGTGGATGACGCTGCAGCAGCTGGCGGACAAGTTCGGGCTCGACAATCTGCCGAGAGATCTGCAGATCTTGTACGAGAGCGAAGCGGCCCGCGATCAGCGGCACAAAGTCTTCTGGCTTGTCATGCCGAACCGGAAGCACGATCCGAGACGCATGGATAAGTTCCATCTCCCGTATATCTCGCTCTATTGGCTGGAGGCATCGGACGAGAACGAATGGCTGGACGTGGGCGGGTTCTATGAATTCCCCGCGCCGGTGGGCCGGTTCTTGGTGACGGGCAATTCCGCTTACGGTAAAGGGCCCGGCTGGTTCGCCGAGGGAGACAGCAAAGGATTGCAGCTTCTCGAAAAGGATTATCTGACAGCCGTCGAGCTTGGCGTCAAGCCTCCGGTGCAGTCGGACGCGAACACGGCCTTGAAAGGGATCAACTTGATCCCGGGCGGCAACACGATCACGCAGAACGGGAACGCAGTCACGCCGCTCTTCCAGGTCAACTTGGCATTGGATCATCTCCAATTGAAGATCCAGGAGCTTTCGGACAGGATCAAGAGGGCATACGCTGCAGATCTATTCCTCATGCTGGAAGGCATCACACAGCAGATGACAGCTCGCGAAGTCCTTGAGCGGACGCAGGAACGAATGCAGCAGCTCGGGCCTGTGGTCCAGCGTATGCAGTACGAATTCCTCTCGAAGATCATCGAGCGCGTCTATGCAATCCTGGACAGAGCGCACGTCTTCCCGGAGCCGGAAGATCCGGAGCTGGCGCAGATGCTTTCGCAGGAAGAGATCCAGATCGAGTACATATCTCCGTTGGCCCAAGCCCAAAAGCTTTCCGGCCTCGTCAACATTGAGCAGGCGGTAAGTTTTGCCGCGCAGATCGCACAGTTCGATCCGAACGCGATGGACAAGCTGGATCTGCCGTCGGCGGTGGATAAATACTGCGACATGCTCGGAGCTCCGGCAGCGATCCGGAGGAGTAAGGAAGAATTCGACGAGATACAAGCCCAGAAGGCACAGGCTCAGGCACAGGCGCAGCAGGCGGCGCAGGCACAGGCGGCAGTCAATATGGCAGTACCGGCAACGGTGGCAGCCAAGAACATGACCGAGGCAGCCAATGACGGCAATCCCGCGCTGGCGCAGATGCTGGGAATGAATCCCTTCGGGGTTGGAGGTAACAGGTTATGACGACAGACGATCGGCAACAGGCGAAACGGATCGAGCACTTACGCGAGGAGGAAGCTCGCCGCGACGAGGCTTCACTCCGCTTCCTGCTCTCCGATGAGAAGGGCCGGTGGTTTCTGTCGCGCATGATGGAGCGCGCCCACGTTCACGAGGTCGCCTCCGGAGATATCCATCAGATCCTGCTTTTCGAAGGGGAGCGCAGAGTCGGCTGTGAGCTTTACCAAAACTTACGGACGCTCTGCTCTATCGACGAGAGCGGGAAATGCTATGAACAATTACAGATGGCCGAGCGCGAATATGGCGCGTATCTGGCTAGGTATCAGAATCGGAAGGAGAGATAATCAATGATCGATCTACAGCTTTTTGCAGACGAGGGCGGCGCCGATGCTGGCGCTGTGGAAGCTCCTGCTGCTGAGGCGGCGACGGTCGAAGGATCCGCGCCCGTGGGAGGAGAAGCTGCCGAACAGCCGGCCGGAGGACAGCCCGCTGCCGAACAGCAGCAAGGCTCGACTCTGCTGGGCGGGGCGGAACAGGAAGCAGCTTGGGATTTCCGGAGCAGTGTGCCGGAGGGCATGGTCTACGACGAACAGTCGGCGGCTGCGTTTTCCGCCATAGCTCGGGAAGCAGGGCTCACAGGTGAGCAGGCGCAGAAGCTGGCAGCGTACGGCATGCAGTACGCCAGGGATGGGATTTCTGCCATGCGGGAAGCGCAGGCTCAACAGATCGCCGGGTGGGCCGAGCAGACGAAGAAAGAGCTCGGCTCGGAATTCGACGCAACAGTCCGTCGTGCGGGGACGGGCATAGAAGCGATCGAACGCTCCATACCTGGCATTCGACAGGCACTCAATGAGACCGGTGCGGGAAACCGGATCGAGCTCGTGAAGGCCTTTGCACTCGTCGGCCAATTGGTGGGCGAAGATAATTTCAGGGGTTTTGGTACTGCGGCGGCGGCAACGACGACGAAGTATCCGAACACTAACTTCGACAATTATTGAGGAGGAATGACAAAATGGCAGTAATTGGCTCTGACGCTTTGACGTTGAGTGATCTTCGCAAGCGTCTCAATCCCGACGGCACGGTCGCATTCGTGATCGAAGCGTTGGAAAAATCGAATCCGATCCTGCAGGATATCCTGTGGATGGAGGGCAACTTGAAAACCGGTAATGTGACCACGGTCCGCAGCATGGTCCCGACGCCGAGTATTCGTATGATCAACAAAGGCGTGGTTCGCGGCAAGTCCAAGACCAAACAGATCCAAGACACGTGCATGATTCTCGAGGATCGCAGCGTCGTGGACGTTGAGCTCTTGGCGCTCCAGAAGGACAAAGAGCGTTTCCGTGCATCCGAAGATGCCGCTTTCGTCCAGGGCTTCTCGAATTATGTCGCTGAGCAGACTTTCTACGGCGACACGAAAGAGAATCCCGGTACGTTCAACGGTCTGTCCGTCCGCTACAACGAATACGCCGGCTCGACTTCTGAGTTTGGCGATCCTTCGTACCAGGTTCTCTCCGCCGGCACGCCGGGCAGCAACACGAACACCACGGCATTCTTTGTCGGCTGGGGCCAGAAGGCGACGGTCGGCATCTATCCGGAGGCGACGATGGCCGGCCTCAAGATGCGCGATCTCGGCGAGATGACGGTGCATGATGCCGACGGTCTCGA